TACCAGAATATAGCAGATGCAAGAATTTGTGTAAAGCACAGTGAAAGCATTAACCAAGAAATAGCCGGCGGGCGTTCACAGAAAATTGGAAGCATTTATATTGAAAGTGCTAACGGTGAACGTTTTAAATATCCATACAAACATTTAAATGGTGCTAGAGCAATGGCACGCCACGTAGCAGAAGGTGGTAATATGTATGATGACTTTGGCAAACATATTACAGGTTTGTCAGAAGAAATGAATAAACTACGTAAGTTCAAAACATATATGTCAAGAAGCAGTGTCATGGCTGAAGGTCTTGCAGGTTATATGGATGTTGTAAATGAGCGTATTGATACAGTTAAAAATACTATCGGCAAACTGCAAAACAAAGCATACTACACAGAAGCAACAACTAATTTTACAATCGCCGTAATGGAAGATGTACCAGAAGATGTTGCAACTGATTGGACTGCACAACTTACTATTAAACAATTTAATGAAGAACTTAAAGGTGTATTCCCATACATTTACAAATTAGTAAGTGAAGCAAACAAAGTAGTTGATCTTGGACCAGAAGACTTTCTAGGTGAAGGTGATGATGATAAAATGAAAGTTACAGATATTGACAAAAAAACAAATTCACCAGCATACCAAAAAATGAAAAAAGGTGATAAGCGTTACAGCGACCAAACAACTAAAGAAGATGCGATTCCTACAACTGATGATATTGAAGCAGGATTTGACGAAATGATGGGTCAGTTTAGCGAAAAAGCAAAGCCAGACTTTTTAGATATGGACGGCGATGGCGACAAAGACGAGCCAATGAAAAAAGCAGTAAAAGACAAAAAGTCTAAAGCAAATGAAGCACAAGAAGGCCAAGCAGGAACTATGGCGTTGTTTGTTAGCGATCAAGATGGTGGCGAACACGAAGTAGAAGTTGAAGTTGAAATTAAAAACGGTAAGCCGGAAATTAATCCTAAATCATTACCTGGTCCAGAAGACCAACTTTATTGGGATGACGCTGACATTGAACAACAAGCAATGGATGCAATGAAAAACGGCGACATCGAATTTGATGAAGGCAATGCATACGCACACGCTGTAAAGAAAGCCAAAATGAATGGCAAGAAAAAAGGCGATAAAATTGATGGTCCAGACGGTGACGAGATTACACTTGAGAAAGATCAAAAAGTAGCATTACCAGAAAAGATTTTATCTTTGTTTGATAGAGAACAAGGCACATTTCCAAAAGGTGAAACTGGTGTATTAACTATGGTTGAAAAAGATTATGGCGAACAGTACATTGAACCAGCCAAGGACTTTATTGAACAGATAATGCAAAAATACGAAACAGTAATGAATATGGAACCGGCTGTACAAGAGATGGAAGATGAGCATGAGCCAGAGAAAGTTACAATGGCTGTAACAGCAAGCATCGACGCACTCAAAAGAGCGGCAGGCATAGGCGAGAGCGAAAGACCTGCTTCGAAAGACACAAACATATTAGATATCAAGGCATTAGCAGGGCTATAAACGCCCTCTAAAAGTTTTTATGTTTTTTCTTTAAAAAAAGACTTGACAACTGTAGTAGTTCAGTATATAATAATAACTGTGCTACTAACTAAAAAGGCACTTGTAGCAATAACGCTACAGCACATAGGCATAACACATGGAGGCATTAACTATGGCATCACTAGCAGAAATTCGAGCAAAACTTAAAGAACAAGAAGCCGGCGCAGGCGGTCAACGCACAGGCGGTGGCGACAACGCAATTTACCCATTTTGGAATATGGCAGAAGGCAGTAGTGCAACACTACGTTTTTTACCTGACGGTAATGCAGATAATACTTTCTTTTGGACAGAACGTTTGATGATCAAACTTCCGTTCAGCGGTATTAAAGGCGACACAGGATCACGTCCTGTACAAGTACAAATTCCATGTATGGAAATGTACGGCGAAACATGTAACATTCTAAATGAAGTACGTGGTTGGTTTAAAGACCCGTCATTAGAAGACATGGGTCGTAAGTATTGGAAGAAGCGTTCATACGTATTCCAAGGCTTTGTAACTGATAATCCAATTGGAGAAGATACTACACCTGAGAATCCAATTCGTAGGTTTATTATTGGACCACAAATTTTCCAAATTATTAAAGCGGCTCTTATGGATCCAGACATGGAAGAACTTCCAACAGATTATACTGCTGGTGTAGACTTCCGTCTTAACAAAACATCAAAAGGTGGCTATGCAGACTACAGCACAAGTAATTGGGCACGTAGAGAACGTCCACTTGGTGATGCAGAGATGAATGCTGTAAATAGTAACGGATTGTTCACACTAGGTGACTTCCTTCCTAAAAAGCCAGATGAGATCGGTGTAAAGATTATGCAAGAGATGTTTGAAGCATCTGTTGACGGACAACCGTACGATCCTGATCGTTGGTCACAGTACTTCCGTCCAGCAGGCATGCAAGCACGTACAGGCGATCCGCAAGTAGCGGCAAGCCCGCAAGCAACGGCAACAAGCCAGAGCGCACCAACTCCAACACCTGCTCCAGTAGCACCAACACCAACACCAGAGGCGGCACCAGTAGCAACTGCTCCAGTAGCAGAAGCACCGGCGGCAGCACCAGCAGGTGGTGGCGATGCAAATGACATTCTAGCAATGATCAGAGCACGTCAGGGTTAATTAACCTAACAGTAGGGGGCATATTGTCCCCTACTTACTTGGCTTTTTATTAGGAGAAAACATGGCTAAATCATTTGATGTTAGTAAGTTCCGGAAGGACTTGACTAAAAGTATCTCAGGCATGAGTAGCGGCTTTAACGATCCGACAGATTGGATCTCAACAGGCTCGTATGCACTTAACTATCTTATCTCAGGAGACTTTCACAAAGGTGTTCCGCTAGGTAAGGTTACTGTGTTTGCAGGTGAATCAGGAGCAGGTAAGAGTTATTTCTGTTCAGGTAATATTGTAAAACACGCACAGGATCAAGGTATCTTTGTAGTACTAATTGACTCAGAGAACGCACTTGATGAATCGTGGCTACAGGCATTAGACGTTGACACATCAGAAGAAAAACTTCTTAAACTAAACATGAGTATGATTGATGATGTAGCAAAGACTATTAGTACATTTGTAGCAGACTATAGAGCAATGGATGAAGAAGATCGTCCTAAAGTATTGTTTGTAGTTGATAGTTTAGGTATGTTATTAACACCCACAGACGTAGATCAGTTTACTAAAGGTGATATGAAAGGTGATATGGGTCGTAAGCCCAAGCAATTGACTGCACTTGTTCGTAACACAGTTAACATGATCGGTTCACTTAATGTCGGCTTAGTATGTACTAATCACACATACGCATCACAAGATATGTTTGATCCAGATGACAAGATCAGTGGTGGACAAGGCTTTGTTTATGCATCATCAATTGTTGTTGCAATGAAGAAAATGAAGTTAAAAGAAGACGAAGCCGGTAATAAGATCTCAGAAGTACGTGGTATTAGAGCAGGTTGTAAAGTAATGAAAACTCGTTACGCAAAACCTTTTGAAGCAGTACAAGTAAAGATTCCATACGAAACAGGTATGAATCCCTATAGTGGTCTTATTGAATTATTTGAGAAACAAAACTTGTTAGTAAAGCAAGGCAATAGGCTCAAGTATATTGACTTAAACGGTGAAGAGCATCTTGACTATCGTAAAGCATGGATGGATGGTGATAAACTCAATATGGTCATGTCGGAATACAATGAAAAAATGATGCCTGTGGTAAATACCGAGGCGGAAGAAGATATTCCAACTATTGATCAAATTGAGGAAGCAACTATAAATGAATGAAGAACAAATACAAGAAACATGGACAATGTTCAAAGAGTATCTTGATAAGAAACATATTGAAACAGCGGCAGAGCGATTTGTAGATCTATTAGCAGACTATGGCGTACCTGACGAAACTTTGATTGAGAGTTATGGAGCAGACAGTATTCTCGACAACGCAATAAAATATTATCTAGAAGATGATGAAGAAGTATTTGACGAAGAAGATGGCTACGGTTGGGATGAATAGAACATATGTGGTATAGCGAAGTAAGCAGAGACATTAGTAAAATACCTAACGCTATTGCGTTTTTTGAATCAGAATTAAATGAGGCAAGACGAGAGGTAAAACTTACAGGTAATGTGGAACGGGCTTCAAGTGCTATGCCAGGTATTGTTGAACATCGTTTCAATCAACTTCAAGAAGTTGAAGCAATTCTTAACTATTTAAATATCGAACTACGCAGGTTGCGTAGTTCGTACTTTAAGAAATACCTCGAAAATTATCAACGTGCATTAAGTAGTAGAGATGTTGACAGGTATGTCGACGGCGAGGCTGATGTTGTTGACTACGAAAAAATTATAAACGAATTCGCCCTCATGCGTAATAAATGGCTAGGAGTCTTAAAAGGCCTAGACCAGAAGCAATGGCAGATAACTAATATTGTAAAGTTAAGAGTTGCTGGCATGGAGGATGCGTCCGTTTAATGTATACATTTGTTACTAGCCTAAACAAGGCATATTGGAATAGTACTTCCAAAGTTAATATTAATAGTTGGGTAGAATGTTTACCAGAAGATGTAAACATTGTAATTTATAGTGAAGAAGATATTGATATAGGTATCTTTCCAGAACCTCGTGTAAGTATTAAGCCACTATATGATTGTAAGCCATTACTAGAATTTATAGGCAAGCATAAAGACGATCCACACTACAATGGCCAAGTAGGTCGTAAGTTAGAAGGTAGTAGCAAGTCTTTTAAATGGCAAGGCATTAAGTTTGCACACAAAACATTTGCTATATTTGAAGAAGCAAAACTACATGATAGTGGCAAACTATTTTGGTTAGATGCTGATGTGCTTATGCACGATATGATAGATCATACATACTTAGACAAATTATTACCAGACGATAAAGCAATTAGTTACTTAGGCCGACCATCAGAATATGATGAATGCGGACTAATGGGCTACAATCTTAACACAGAGTTTGCAAAAGACTTTCTTACAAAGTTTGAAAACCAATACTTAGGTGGACTAGAACATTTGCGTGAAACACATGATAGTTGGGTATTCTTCCAGTTACGATTAGGATTTGACGATCAAACACCTTTCCTCAATTTAAATCCAACACCTAAAGACGGAAAGAGTCCGTTCAATAATAGTGGCATTAATGAAAAAATGGTACACACTAAAGGCAAAAGTAAAGAACGATTACAACAAAAATTCTTAAAACGATTTGCATTGGCCAAGGAACGTAAACTAAGAGCACAAAGAGAATCAAATGGAACTTGAAGCACACCTAGGCGGACACCAAGGCAAAACACATACAGACGAAGGAACACTTCGATGGGCTATAAGTAAACTTAATATAACATCAATGTTAGACGTAGGTTGCGGCCCAGGCGGTATGGTCGAACTTGCTAATAGTACGGGTGTAAATGCACACGGACTTGACGGTGACTATACACTTACACGTTACGATGAAAACAAGTTTACTATACACGACTTTACACACGGACCGGCACCAATAACTGATACATATGATCTTGCTTGGAGTGTTGAGTTTGTTGAACATGTATATGAAGAGTATATTCCAAATTATGCAAAAGCAATGCAACAGTGTAAGTTTTTAATAATGACTTATGCTCCAGTTGGACATGGCGGACATCATCATGTAAATGAAAATACACAAGAATATTGGATCGATGTAATGAAGTCATACGGATTTAAATACCTTGAAGACTTAACAATAGAAATGCGTAGACATTCAACAATGGGCAGTAAAAAGAAACATAAATTTTTAGCACGTACAGGATTACTTTTTAAGAATGAACGTAGTAGCAATTAAAGAATTACTATGGAGTTGGCATCCATTACCAACCGATTGGACTGTAGTGCCATATGCTGACAAGGCAACTATTAACAGTGCAGATGTACTTGTACAATCAAATCAATCAGGAAGTAAAAAAGAACGTAAACT